GGGATGCTCCGCCGGTGCCTGCTGCGGCGTCCCCCGCGGCGGCACCGGTGGCCGCCCCTGAAGCTGCGGCACCGGTTGCTGCTGAGCCTGCTGCGGTCGAGCCTGCTGCTCCCGCTGCCGATCCTGCCGTTCCGGAAGCTCCGACGAGTCTCCTTGAGCAATTCGACGCCGAGAAGAAGGCGAACGAGGCCAAGGAAGCCAAGACCCCTGAAGCGAAGCCTACCGACCCGGCAGCGGAGGCCAAGCCAAAGGACGGTGGGGCGGCTCCAGAGCCGGGCGGCGACCTCCCGGCCGAGCCCGCCGCTCTGGAGCCCGTCGCCTACGAGTATGCGCTGCCTGAGACCATTAAGCTCGACGATGCGGGCCGCACTGAATTGCACACCGCGCTCGATGCATTCCGCAAGGATCCGCTGAAGGGCGCGCAATCGCTCATCGATCTGCACAACAAGTCGATGACTGAGTTTGCCGAGCAGGTCTATCGCGATCAGGTCTCGACGTTCAACCAGACCCGCAAGGGCTGGCAGGACCAGGTGAGGGGAGACGAGGAGCTCGGTGGCGCTGGCTACAACACCACCATGGGCGCGATCGCGCGCATGCGCGACATGCTCGTTCCCGAGAAGCATCTCGGCGAGTTCAACGATTTTCTGAAAGTGACAGGTGCAGGGGATCATCCGGCGTTCCTCCGGTTGCTGCACGCTGCCGCGCGTATCTTCGACGAGGCTCCGATGCCCCCTCCGGGCCCGAAGCCTCCGCCAAATCTCGGTAAGCCTCAAGGTCGTGGGTTGAGGGGAATCTACAAGTCAACCCAGGGGCGTCAGTGATGCCTCAATTACTGACCTAGGAGGATAAATTGGCGACAGGCGCATGGCCGACTCTGGCGGATGTGGCATCCCGCACTGATCCATCCGGTGACATGCATGTCATCGCTGAGATGCTTTCGCAAGCGATTGCGCTGACGAAAGACCTCTATGTGATGGAATCGAGCGAGATGTTCGGACATGAGTTCGCATTCCGCTCCTCGATCCCTGGCGGCTACTGGCGCACGATCAATTCGGGCGTGCCCTACAGCAAGTCGACCACGGGCAAGTCCCGCATCGGCCTGGGCACCCTGGAAGATTACAGCCAAGTCGACCGGCTGCTCGCCGAAGGCTCGGGCAACATCGAGCGCTTCCGCGAGACCGAAGACGTCGCCTTCCTGGAAGGCATGGGCCAGACCATCGAGCAGACCGCTTGGTACGGCAACACGACCACCACGCCGGCGCAGTTCATGGGCTTGGCGGCCTTCTACAACACCGTGAACACGGCCAACGCACAGAACGCGGCCAACGTGATCGACGGTCTAGGCACCGGCAACTCCAATGCCTCGATCTGGTTGACTTGCCACGGCTCGCGCACGTTCCACGCCGTCTATCCGCGCGGCACGAAGGCCGGCCTGATCATGGAAGACAAGTCCGACACCGTTCCGGGCTTCGACTCGCTCGGCAACCGGTTCGAGGCTTACACGACCTGGTTCCGGCAGATGATCGGTATCGTTCCGATCGACTGGCGCTACACCGCGCGCATCGCGAACATCGACACCACCAACGCCGGTCTCGCCGGCCCGAACGCGCTCGATATCTTCGCCACGCTGCGCCAGCTCATGCTGCTGCCGCCGACGCTCACGTCGGAGTCCTCCGGGATCACCGAGGTCGACGCGCCGGACGAACCGGCTCCCGGCATCCGCCCCGTGCTCTACTGCAACCGTACCGTCCGCCATTGGATGGACGTGCAGGCGATGCGCGACCGCAATGTGCTCCTTCGCATCGAGGACTACGCCGGCCGTCCGGTCGATGGCGTGAACGGAATCCCCGTGCGGATCTCGGATCAGCTGCTCACGACCGAAAATCGAGTGACCTGATCGGCACGAACGTAGCGCACTCGCACAAAGGAACACGGATATGATCACCGACTCGCTGTTAAGTTTCGTCCCGATCGGCTCCCCGCTCTCTCTGGTGGGCGGCGCCGGTGTCGCCATTCGCTCCGGCATCATCGACCTTCTGGGCGTTGGTGCGGGCGTCGCTCCGCCGAATATCATCGGCAACGCCACTGTCTTCGGTCAGGCCGATGGCATGGGCGTCGGCAATCAGCGGCCCGAACTCAACATCACGATCGGCACCGCGCTTGCCGGTACCGCCGGGACCACGCTCAACGTGAAGCTGCAGGCGGCGGCGGATCAGGGCGCTGGTGGCGGTTATCAGCCCGGCACCTGGATCAGCATCGGCGGCCAGGACGGCATCACCTTGGCACAGGGCGCGGCCAACACCGTCATCGCCCGTTTGCCTTGGCTGCCGCCGTTCCCGCAGAACCTGCGGCCGCGCTTCCTGTCGCTGCTGTTCTCGCCGGTCTCGTCCGGTGGCGCCGATCCGTCGGGCGATTTCACCGCTGGCACGATTGCTTCCGCGATCGTGGTGATGAGCCGCGACGATTGGTTCATTGGCCAGCAGCCGCGCAACTACAGCGTCGGCTAACGAAACCATGCCCGGGCTCGTCCCGGGCATCCCAACCTGGAGGGACGAGGTTATGGAAGAGACCGCACATAAGAAAGCAGGCCGCAAGTCGCGCGCCGATATCCAAGCGGAGATGACGCAGTCTCCGGAGTTCAAGGCCGCGGTCGCGGAGGCCGTTGTGTCTCATCTCGCGACACTGGCACCACAGATCGAGGCAGCGCGTACGCAGGCCGTGACAGGCAACGATGTCGGCGCTCTGTTCGATCGCCTCGCCATGTCGATTTCCGAATTGACCACGCAGGGCACCGGCAAGGTCCGAGTTTCGCCGGAGGAATTGCAGCGCCGCGAGAAGGCGCGCGAGAAGATGAAGCATCTGATCATTGAGGCGCGGGCCGAGAAGAAGGTTCCGACGTATCAGTTGCGGAACAAGATTTTCCTGAACGAGCAGGTGATCGAGCCCTACTTCATGAACCGCGAGCGCAAGATGGCGCCGACGGAGATCGATTTCTGGGGCGTTCCCAACGAAGTCATGGTCCCGATGAACGATACCGCGAAGGCGATCTTTGAAGCTTTCCGGGAATCGATCGGCACGGTCAAGGGTGTGCAGGGCGTCGCCAATGCTCTCCCTGGCGCTGATGATATCGCCTTCACTCGCGGCGGCCTTGTGGTGCGCAACGGTGCGGTCAACGCCAGCATGCGGGCGCATAACTCGCCGGAAGCGGCGGGCGCTCCCGTGCCTCAGATGCCAGCTTACGAGGACGCAGAAGTCCATGATTACCAGCCGCTGCGGATCAATTCGGACGATCACAAGGCCGGTTATCGAAACGAGAACATCCTTGGCACGCTGGCGCAGCCGGCGCGCGTGAACGCGTAAGGGGATCTGATGGGCATTCCCGCGGGACAAGGCGTAGACGCATCGGGCATCCCTCCGCAGGGAGATCAGGCCACGGCTGTTGTCGCGGGCCAGATCACCGCGGTCGGGCCAACCGAGCCATTCGCCTTCCGCGGTCCGATGAACATTGCCATCTATGCCGACATCAACACGGCGCTGACGACCACGAAGGGCTCGACGGCGGCCACGGTTGCGAGCGCAACCGGCCTTGCGGCTGGCGCGGCAATCAACAGCGTGAACGTGCCTCCGGGCACCACGATCGGAGCGCTGGCAGGTACGGCTGTCACCCTGGCGATTCCTCCGATCACAATTCCCGGTTTCGCCGACGGCGTGACGGCCAATCTGCAGATCCCCGCGTCGAATAACGGCCCGATGATGGCAACGCTGGTCGGAGCGGCTGTCGCCGGCCCGAATATCCCGAGCGGCACCACGGTTGCAGCCGTCATTCAGGAGACGGTTGCGCCGACGAATCTGAGCCCGGGCCAGCCCGGCATCATCCAGCTTTCGAACAAGCCGACGGCGATGACGCCGTTCCAGAACCAGCCGCAGTGGTTCACGTTTGTCCGGACCGGCAACGCGATTACGGTGACCGGCGCCGATGCCAATGCGACCTTTACGGGCGCGGGCGTCGAGTGGGTTGGCTCTGTACAGCTCGAGCGCTCGTTCGACGGCGGCAATACCTGGATCGTGGCGAACATCGGCGGCAGCGGCACACTCGCGCAGTACAGCGCCGGCACGCCGGTTAGCCTGACGTTCGGCGAACCAGAAAAGCAGGTGCTCTATCGGCTCAACTGCACCGCCTACACGTCAGGAACAATCAATTTCAGATTCTCACAGACCGGCAGCGTCAACGAAACGCTGTCGTTCCCGCTGATCTACTGAGGAAGGACGAACCATGAAGAAGTTTCTGTTGGGCATTGCCGCCGCGGCGCTCCTTGGTGGTGCCGTGTTTGCTCAGTCCGCCCCCATCGGCGGCCTGATTTAC